CTGGCGACACCAGGAATGCGGTTCAGGTCGTCCACAGCTGGGCAGATTTGCTTCGAGGATCCGGGCTTGATTTTTCCGTAAAATCAAATTGTGCGATTGAAATCACACCAAAAGAAGCAACGCGCCACCAAGACAAACCCGGTTACGCAAGCACCTTTATTTTGGTCCGTCGCATCAATGATCACCGCAGGTACATTGGAATGGAATTTTCAAGCTGCATTATCCTTGGCAACCAAGAAAAACTTGCCGGGACCGAGGAAATCGCTTTTAAGAGAATTTTGGCAAGAGCCAGGGCTGGCGATAATCCCTACTTTGGTATTGCAACATGGTGAGGCCAGTTTTACGGGGAAGGGCGGCAAGCGATTGCTGTCTGCGGGCTCCGCGAAGAATTTAAGACTAAGCTGGCTCTTGGTTTTTAGTAAGATGGCCGGGCAGCTCAGATGCCCCAAAGCCCGCTAGAGTCGGTCCAAGGACTCCTTCCACCACCGAGAAATGACCGTTTCAGGCGTTTTGCGCACAAGCACCAACATGCGCGGCGTCCAGTCCGCGACTGCTGTCGATGAGATTGTCTCTGCCATCACGCTTTGCACCCGTGGCATGAAGAACTGGACCTTCATTCTTCCTGACGCTTTTACCAAGGCGCAGCTTGATGAGCTTCTGGCGTCTGCGCCTACCGTAACAGGAACGAAGACCATCACCGCAGCCGGTACCGCCGGCTGGGCTGCAATGACTGGTGGCGAGCGAACTGCAATGACTGCCGCCTTTCTCGCCAAGGGCTACATCCAAAACTAAGCCATTGTCCCGATCCCTGCACATTTGGCATTTATCGCTGAACTGCTTTTAGGATAAATGGCGTCATGGGACGCAAGCCGGGTGCAGAGCCCGGCTTTTCTGTGGCTACTATGTGGAGCAGAGAGGCGGTGCCTCGTGACAAGGCCCACATGGCTGGCGGCGGTGCTGCAAAGCTAAATTGCGGGGCTGGCAGCGGTGCTGCAAGGCTGAATTACTCCCACCTACTCCACAAGGATCATGCTGCTCGCTGGCGTCCCTCTCATTCCCGAACTCTTCCTTGATTACCAGCAAGAAGAGATCAAGGACAAGAATGCCCTCGTGACCTCTGGCCTGATGGTCACGAATCCCGCAATTCAGGCTGAATTTGCCAAAGGCGGTAAAACGATTGATCTTCCGTTTTTTGGCGATCTGACTGGCGACTCGGAGATTGATTCCGACACCGTTCCCTCCTCGCCTGGCGACATCACTGGCGACGTTCAAGTCGGTGTTCGCCAGATGCGCCGCAAATCCTGGAAGTCGAGCGACCTTGCTGCCGCACTTAGCGGAAGCGACCCCTCGCAAGCCATCGCCCGCAGCACTGGGCGGTACTGGATCCGCGACATGCAGGTAACTGCCCGCAGCATTTTGAACGGCCTCTTTGGTACCGGCGGCCCCCTGACGGCAAGCCATGGCGTTGGCGGCACCACCTCCCAGCTCTCCCAGGGCCTGATGGTCGATGGCATCGCCAAGCTCGGTGATGCCGGGGACGAGCTGACTGGCGTGATGATGCACTCAGCCATCTACTACGCCCTGATGAAGCTGGATCTGATTGTCCCAGCCTCCAACACTTCCCAGATCGACACCCGCCTGTCCGGGGAGGCGCTTGAAAAGGGAACCTATCTTGGTCGTCCAGTCTTCGTCGATGACAAGCTGCCATTCGAGCTTGGCGTTGGACCGGCTGGCGCCACTGTCTACCATACATTCTTCTTCGGCCCCGGTGCGTTTGCCTATGCAAATGCGCAGCCGAAGCGGGCCGTACGGACTGATTCTGACGAGTTTCTCGGCATTGACTTCCTCATCAACCGCGCACACTATTTGGTCCATCCGAATGGCGTGAGCTGGAGAGGCAATTCGGCCGGGCCTGCTCCCACGAATACCGAGCTGGCGACTCCGTCGAACTGGGTCAAGGTTTTTGAAGACGATCGCAACATCCGTATTACTCGGCTTCGTTGCTACGTCTGACCCTTCCAGAAACACTGCCCCAGCTAAGCTGGGGCTTCGTCTTATCAAGCAAAGGCAATGAGCGCAGGAACAGCAAGGATGCGGCGAGAAGCCGCAGAGCGGGCCGCCGCTGAAGCCGCTGCTCGAAAGGCTGCGGAAGAGGCCGCTGCTGCGGAGGAGGCCGCAGAGGAGGAGGATGAGCCAGCAGATGCCCCGGAGCCTGCAGCCGAAGCGAGCGAGCCCGCACAGGCGCCCTCGGCCGCCTCTGGCGCCCCGAAGCCCCTCCAGCCGATCAATGTGGCCAGGCCACGGCCCAAGCCCGCTTCCAAGCCCTCCTGAGGCGGTGAATCATGGCCTTCACCTCGACCCTTGGTGGACCGGACTCAAACTCCTTCTTGAGTGTCGAGAGGGCCGTGACACTGCTGTCGGAGCTGCCAGCCAGCCCCGGCATACAGGCTTGGCTTGCGCTTACTGAGACGCAGCAAGAGCAAAGCTTGGTCGCTGCAACAATGGCTGTCAACCCATTGCATTGGCGTGGGCAGCCATCTTCACAAGAGCAGAGCCTTGCGTGGCCGCGAGTAATCGTTTCAGATTATTACTATGCGCCGCGTGACGAACTGCCAATTGATTTTGAAATAGCCGTTGCCTACATGGCTGCTTTTTTCGGAAGCAACGGCGGTTACACAGGGATAGTTGACTCCGATGGTGGCGCCACGCGTTACCAAAATAGTGAGTACGAAGAAGTAGAGCTTGGGAAAGGAGAGCTAAGAGTTAAATTTGATAAAAGTGGAATGTCTCAGACCGGGCTTCTATTCATACCACCGTTTTCAATGGATATTTTTTCTAAGTACATGATTCGCGGAGATTTTTACCAGCCGAAACTTAGGCGAGAGTCTACCGCAAGACTGCAGTACAGGGGCTTTGCAGTTGGCACTAACGCCTCAAGAGTCAGGTATGTCAATGGGCAGCTGTGGCCAATTAGCGGAAGCTGGGACGGCTAATCATGTCACTCGTGGACAGGGTGTTTAGATCAATACCAAAGCCGTTGATTGACCAGTGGGGAATTGACATTGTGTACGTCAAGGCTTCTCCACATCAGTCGTACGACCCCGAAAGCGGGACTGTCCTTGGAATTGAAACTGAAATACCAGCAAAAGCCTTAATTACTGAAATTGAGCCAGCCGAGCAAGAAGGCCTGTATCAGCAAAGTACGGTAAAATTTTTAATTCCAGCCTCTTATTTAGGTGATTATTACCCTCAAACCACGGACTCCATCAAATACAGCCAAAATGGTGTTACACGTACAGCCAAAATAATCAAGCCGAAGCCGTATCGCGGTGACGGCCCTATCATGCACTCTGTCATTGCAATGGTTAGTTAAATGGCTGCAGGTGGAAGCAGGGGGAGGCCGGCCAGAAGAACAGCGCCAGCTAAGGCGGCTGCGGCGCGAAAAGCACTCGGCCTGTCTGAATTTGGACCCAAACTCAGAAGGGATATTGCAAAAACTGTAAGAAACGCTGGGATTGAAATTGTAAATGGGCTGGCTGAAGCAGGGCCGGCCTGGTCTGGGCAATTTTCAGCGTCTTGGCACATAGTACCGGCCGGGTCAAGTCCACGCGAAAGAAACGTCGGCGAGCTATTCGATGTCTATCGGTATTCCTATAGAAATTTTCAGCTAAAAAGGTTTGAAAACGCGCTCCTGAAGAACGTTACAGCTTTTAATATCGTAAATACATCGCCACACGCAGCACAGGCTCTTGACTTTTCGGAGGGCAATTTTGAAAGGGTAACCCCGGTTCCCATCAAGCCCATCATACAAGAGGGCTTCCGTCCCTACGATTTTGTTATTGGCGAGCAATTGGAGCACTATAGATACCAGTTGTACCCAGGCCCAAGATTCGATAGCCATGGAGAGGAGGCAGAGCCAGACTCTGGGATTACCGCAGAAAAGGATTGGTTCGAGACATACACAGTAGGAGGCGGGCTCCAAAGAGACTTGTCGCATGGAATACAGATTAACATTACTGGGCTGGGTCAATGAATTATCAGTCAATAAGGGCAAAAATTGAAGCCCCAATTTTAACAACTTACAATTCCCAAGCTCCAGAGATACCTGTTTACTTTGACAATATAACAGCTGTACCTCCTGATCCCCCAAAGGAGTATGTTAGGGTCAACATAACATTTGGCGTCACCACGGAATCAACGCTGGATGGCTCGATGGATTACGCCAGAGGCGCTTTAATTGTTAGGTGTTTTACGCCAAAAAGCGTTGGACCGGCTCGCTGTCAGCAAATGATTAGCTTAATTAAAAGTGTTATAGATGATATTAACTCGACCCGCAAGACAGCTAGCTCAACTTATGTGCGGATCGGCAACATAACTGGCCCAGTGTTTGAATCTCCAGAGGCTTTTCCGCACTTTGTCGGCAAAATTAGTGCTGGTTGGCAGGCAAGGGCGGTGTGAATCGCTAGCCTGATCACGGCTGGGCGGTGCCCATCAGGCCTTTCCATCACTGAGCTTCCATGTCCACCGTCCTCTCTGGCATCTCCGGCGCGTTTTACTACAAGCCCGCTGGCACCATCGCAACCTTTGGCGAGTCCGCTGTTACCATCGGCTCCGATACCATCAACGTAGGCGCTGGCTTTAACTTCAAGCCCGGCGACCCGGTGAAATTCCGTCTGCGCAACACCCTTACCGGGGGAACTGGCGCTGGAACTCTGCCGGCTCCGCTTGACACAAGCACTGCGTACTACGTGATCTCGTACAACTCCTCTACTGGAGCGCTGACGGTATCCACCAGTGCCAACCTGACTCCTGTCGTTGACATCACCGATGACGGAACGCTTGCCGCGCCTAACAAGTTCGAGATTTACTACTCTAGCTTCGCGGCGGTGGCAGAGGTGCGCAGCTGGACGCTTGAAATTTCACGCGCCGAGATTGATGTCACGACGATCGGCAAGACTCTTGGCCAGTATGTTCCTTTCCGCAGCTACATCTCTGGCTTTGGTGATGCTAACGGCACTGCCAACGTCTACATGACGGACGAAGACGCTGCCATCGCCAACCGAATTGTGCAGGACGTGCTGCTGCGCAATCAGGTTGGTGCTGCGATGAAGCTTTACGTTGATCGCAGTGAGTCGGCTGGAGTCGTTGATGAAACGAAGAGCCGCTCCATTGAGATGAATGTAACCCTGACTTCTGCATCTCTGAACGTGAACCCGGACGACGCACAGTCGGTCGCCATCAACTACCGCCCCGCTGATGGTGTGAACTTCGACTTTGCAACCACGTAATTGCTCGTCAAGCGCTTACCAGTCGTAACAGGTTAGCTCCATGACACTGCCCTCTCTGCCAGCACGAAAGAATTTCGTCTTTCAGCGGAGGGCAGATTTTATTGTGCGCTTTGCGTTCAAGTATCAGAATGCTCCAGTAAACCTAACTGGTTACTCGGCGTATGCACAAGTCTGGAATTTTGAAAGAACGACAAAACACCAGGACGCAGTAATTTCTTGGCCAGATCAGGCCAACGGAATCCTTGAAATGAAGATTCCCTACACGGGGACTGTCTCGCTACCTCCTGAATGCCCTTACGACCTGATGCTTGTTGATCCATCTGGCATTGA